TTTTATTAGATAAAAGTTGTGTAGCATCAACACCTACGAATGTATCACTAGTAGTTGATGGTATATTCCAAGTTCTATTTCCAGAAATAGAAGGTGTAGCACTAATCTTTATTCTATTAGTATTAGTTGTAGTTATATCTTCTACTAAATATAATGAGTTTTTTTCTATGAAAAGGTCTGTTCCAGTAGTAATAATATTTGTATTATTAGTAAAAGAAGGGTCAACTAAATCACCATTATTAAACCACAATCCACCTGATAAAGTTGGGGTCACAACATAACTATTTCCATCAGCACCAGTAGTACCTTTTGGACCTTGAGGACCTTGAAATCCTTGAAATCCTTGAGGACCAGTTGTACCAGTTCCAGCACTAACTATAAATAATGCTAAGTTATTATTATTAGAAAAGTTATGGGTTGCACTTAATAAACTAACCTTCACCTCAACATAACCACTTTGTATAGCAGCATCTGTAGTGACTACCCATTTTTGATAGTTATTTGAGTTTCCTTGGTCCTGTAAAATTAGTATATCATTAACCTTTATCAAAGCCAATATAAAATCTATATCTATATTATTATTTGTTATATGTGATATATTTAGTTGTGTTGCTGATGTCTGTGTAACATTATCCCATAGAATATATTGACTACCAGGGTCACCACTTGTTGATGTTGTTTTGGCCTTATATAAGAAAGTATTGGTTGAACCACCAGCTGGACCTTGGTCACCTTGTGGTCCACTTTCACCTTGAGGTCCTTGGTCTCCTTGGAAGCCTTGTGGCCCTTCTAAACCTTGAAAACCTTGTGGACCATCAAATCCCTGAGGTCCTTGGTCTCCTTGTACGCCTTGGTCACCTTGAGGTCCTTGGTCACCTTGAAAACCTTGACCAGTAGGACCTTGAGGACCAGTATCACCTTGAACACCAGTAGGACCACCTTCACCTTGCGCACCAGTAGCTCCTTGAGGACCTGGAACACCTTGAACTGAATATTGAAATACATTATTGTTTAAACTAAATGTAAATCCAGCTAAACTATCAATGGGTACATTACAAGGAGTATATCTGATTGGATATCTAAAAGTAAATTCAACCATATGTCCATTTGCATTAACATCAGTTTCTTCATATACAGGTTCAAAAACTACATCACCTTGGTCAATAGATAAACCCAATTGTATAAATAGTGGATGTTGGTCTATTTCAGTTATTATAGTATCTAATATAAACTTTGTATCAGATAAGATTTCTTGATAGTTGGATTGGTCCTTTTGGATTCTATCCATACAATATAACCTAAAAGTATATAATCCTGTTTTATGTGAACCATTACCAATAGTTATTCTTGATTGTGCTTCTTCACACCAAATATAAGGTGTTTGTAAATCTTTTAAAGCATTCATATCCCACAATGGTCCATTGCGAAAATCTTTAACCATTCTGTGGTTTCTTGATACTAAACCAATTAGTTCAATAAGTTTATTTAATGAGGGTGTATTACTAGCCATAGTTATTGTATATATTCTATTTTATATTTATTTTTTTTCCAGCTTCCACTTATATCCACCAACACTTTTTGTAGTTCCTCTAAATGTATAACAACGCATTATATCATCAGCACATAATCCAGTTAATCTACCAGCAGAAGAATAGTTTGGATAAGATTTTACAAATACATCATCTAATGTATATTGATTAACAATATATTCATCTTCAACTATACTATCCAATCTTTTTATACTAAAATCAGCATATCTTTCATTAAGCTCAAAACCAATAGATTTTCTATTAAGTTCTTTTGCTGCTAATGATGTAGTCCCAATCCCACTAAAAGGGTCAAGAATTAAATCACCTTCATCTGTTAATAGATTAATAAAATAACTTGGTAGTTCCTTGTGGTAAGGTGCTGGGTGTTTAATAGTATTATCTCTTGAAGCACCAGCTGTGGAAAATCTAAATACATTATCTGGTCTAACTTTATCAGGTAGTATTTTATCCTTAAATGTATGTTGTGGTTGTCCATCTACTATTTTTTTAATATGTCTAACTTTATATGTTTTTATTCTTTTACCATCTATTATTTCACCTTGACCAAGTGGTACATCATTCTCAAATCTATTTGTATATGATTCTTTTGGTTCTTCCAAAACTCTATCCATATAAAACTTTATTTGACTTTTATCTTTACAGAAATGAAAAATCCATTCAGTCATATTTCTAAACCTTTTATCACTACCATTAGGTATGCCACTTTTTTTATGCCATAAGTAATAGTCATACATCTTTAGATTTGTTTCACTATTATTCCTACTAATCAAATCAAATATAAAGGTGTTTCTATAACCACCAACACACTTATCATTAATGTTTAGTATGAAACTACCACTTGGTTTTAGAACTCTGTATACCTCCTTAAAAAGGGGTAAAATCCAATCACAATAACCATCTACTTTTTTTACAGATACATTTTTACCATAGTTTATTATATCTGCGTATGGTGGACTTGTAATAACCAAATCCACTGAATTGTCTGGTAGTTCTTTTATTAAGTCAAAGCAGTCACCAGTTAAAATCTTTTGTTCCATTTTTCATATCTTATTTTTTTACATAACAAAGATTTTAGTATATTCAGAGTTAAACTTTTTCTTTTTATGTGTGAATATACCATATCTTAAAGCATCTAATCCATCATCGTTCATCTTAATAGGTTCATCAAATACTTGGTCACCTTTTGACTTCCAAGAATATAACTTATACTCCTTCCAAAGATTAGTTGATTCTATATTGATATATATTTCTTTTGACTTTACATAGTCAATACCTTCTTTAACTTGTTTATTAGAAGATTGACCATTTAATCCAATCCTTCTCAATTCTTCAATAACATCAGGTCTAGCACTATCAACATAAATAGGTTGTCTATCCTTAACCATATCTTTCATCTTACCCATCAAGTCAGATATAGTCAATTTACTTTCATAGATTAATTCTTCAACATATATTCTTTCACCACTATATTTAACTTTTATTAGTGCCATCGCGTGATTGTAGCCGATGTCTAATCCATAACAATAATCTGTATATTCAACCTCATCTACATATTGTTTAAAATGTGAATATATCCTTGTAGTTGAAATTGGTCTTTCACCTAAAGCATAGATTAAATAATAATTTTCATCAACATTTATTAGATTCTCAATCTCAGTTACTATTTCTTTTGATAAATAGTTGTTGTCCTTATAAGTTGATTTTATTAAAACACTTCTTTCATCTTTAAGTAGGTCATATAACCAGTGCTCAGTATCTGATGGGTTAAAGTCAATAAATAAACATTTGTTAGTTCTTAAACTTAATTGTTGGAAATCCTCAAAGTCAAGTTCATTAGCTTCATTACAATAACATATATCTCTTTTTCTACCTCTAACCTTTTGTGGATTGTCTATACTAAAAAACTCTAATAAAGAACCATTACTAAATTTGTAATATTGTTCAGTTTTGTTATGTAAGTTTACATCATATATGTTTAATGTTTCCATTATTTCTAAAAAGTCCTTTAATACTGAACCTCTTAATGATGGAAATGATTTTCTAACAATAGATACTTTTAGATTGGGATTTGTTAAGCATAGGAATATAAGTAGTTGAACTATTGAATATGTTTTGGAACTTCTTGACCCACCTTGATTTATGATGAATCTTTTTCCACCTTCATATTCATTTAGATTTTTACTGAATACTGATGTGTGATTAATCTGTAGTTCCATCTTCTGGTGGCCCATTAAGTTTTATGATTGATATAGTGTGATTTAGATTACCATCTATTTGCAATCTTTCTGTATAATGACCTTTAAGTTTAGCTATTTCTTTTAATACCTCCCTAGCTTCTCTAAGGTTTTTATTAATCATTGACTTCTCATATAACTGCTCAAATCTTTCTATATCCTCTTTCAAATCCTCACCAAAGTTTTGGACTGCTCTAGCATCTGATTCAGCTTGAGCATCTCTTAAAAGTTCATACGCATAAGATTGGGCGAACCCCATATCCTTCATTAAAAAGTTCATAATAGTTAATCTACTTAAACCTTTTTCAACCCTCATTTTGATTATAGCATCAACTAAATCAGATTTCTTGTGTGTGTGTCTTTTTCCTTTGTTAGTCATTTCTTAATAAACTTTCTATATTCTTCATAACTACTTATTCTTGCTTCTGCAATCTTAAAATAGTCAGGATCCATTTCCATACCACAAAATCTAAATCCTTCTAATAGAGCAGATATACCAGTTGAACCTGACCCCATAAATGGGTCTAGAACAATCCCATTTGGTGGTGTAATCAATCTACATAGATAAGTCATTAGAGCGACTGGCTTGACTGTTGGATGTGTATTCTTTTTTGGTTTTACTCTCCAATCAGGTTCATCACATTTACAGTCGTGGGGTTTCAACATACTAACACCACAATTCATACAAACTCTGTCTAATCCGTGCCCTTTTACATTTGTTGTAGTTTCCTCAAACCCATCTAATCCCATATTCCTTTCAGCCTTACTTACTTTTGCTTGGTAGAAAAATCTACTTGCTCCACCACTATCAAATACTTTTGGTTGAATGACAACATTTTTAACTTCATTATTATCAATGCCTACATATTCTTTTCTATGTCCACCCTTTCTTGGTTTTCTATTTGGACTATCACCTTTTAAATATCCACTCTGTTCATCTAACATTTCAGCAGCAATCTCATCTAATATGATGTTGGCTGGAAATCTACCTTCATTATTAGTAAGATTATTTTTCAATCCTCTTGATTTTAAATTAGTAAAATATGACCCACTATTTTCATCACTTCCCCATTTAGCACCTTCTTTATCTTTATCATTCAAATAGTTAATCCTACACCCATCTATATTTATACCACCAGTTCCCCACTTTAATACATTTTCAGCAATAGATTTTTCACTTAAAGGTTTCCTTGCTAAACAGATTGGTTCATTTGCTGGTTTAAGAGCAGTTCCCCAACCTTCCCATTGAGCACCTTCTGGTGTTTTAGATTTTGTTAAATCAACTTCACTAACAATAGTTCCACCAACACTATTACCTTCACCACCATTAAATAAACCTGATGATTTAGAACCAACTACATCTCTTTCAGCTTCTATAAAAATCTCATCCATATCACTACTATTATATGATATAATTTCTTTTATTTTATTCCATCTTTCTAATGTTGGTAATGCTTCACCCCAACCATCATCGTCCCTATGTTCTATTCTTAAATAACCAGATGCTTTAAATCCACACTCATCATCTATTTTAGCCATAGTTTTACCAGATGATTTATAGAGTTCTTTCAGTTTAGTTTTGATTTCACTTAAATCATAACCAATCCTACCATACTTCTTATCAATCTGTTTTGATACATTACAGGATTTTGGAAAACCTGAACCATATAACCACATAATCTGGTCTCTAATCTCAAAACCAGCATCTTCCATATTAACTACCATTCTATGATAGGTTCTAGTTCCACCAAATGATAAGACGTGTCCACCAGGTTTTAATACTCTATAAACTTCTTGCCAGAATTGTATAGATGGAACATCATAATCCCATTTTTTATTCATAAAGGTTAGTCCGTATGGACCATCTGTTACAATACTATCAATTGAATTTTCAGGTAATTTTTTTAGTGATTCTATATTATCACCCAACATTAATTTTGCTTTTTTCATATCTTTTTTTATTTTATTCTGTTGTCCCCCCTTTTTGGGAGGGTTTTATGTTTATATATATCAAATTACACTTTGGTTATTAAACCAATTAATTAACTCTCTCCAATATTTTACTATTGAATTACCACAACTAGAACATCTACCATTAATAGATGGCATTGGTGCTCCTGGTCTAACATACTTACAATATAGATTATAGATTGATGTTATATCATTACCAGTTGGACTAACTATTTTAGCTAATCTCAAGATTTCATTTCTATCCAATTCTTTTTCAGTCATTAAAATAATCTTATTTTTTCTACAAATGGTGATAACACTTGATTATATAGGTAT